TCCCCTTTACCCATTTCGGATCATTCGGGTCGCTAATCCCTGCAACAAATTCTCCGCGAGAGGCAGCAAGCAACTTATCGGCGTCAGGCTGGCTGATATTGGCTGCCTGCATAATTTTGTTTACTTCGTCAGCGGTAACTTTTACCTGTGACTTGTCATCCAGCGGCTGCGGGTCCTGATGATGTTCAACTGTATCCGCTGCCATTGTTTCAGCCGTTGCCTGTTCATCTGCCATTGCGCCAGATGGTTGCGGGTTATCTTCATCATTTTTTTCTTCTTCTGTTTTGCACTCAGCAGCCAGTCCGCCGTTAATTTCTTCCAGGATATCTTTTTCCGGTGTATGCCGGGCAGCCATGAGCGTTTCAGCTGTGGGATTCTCGTGATCAGTTTCTGTCAGGTTGGCATTGATATACCCCTGAAGGCGCCCCGGGTAGTGATAAAACTCAGGGTGGGCGCTTCGGATAAGTGCAAAAATAGCTGCGCGGGAATAGTCCAGGATACCAGGGGTTGCGCGAAGTGCTGCGGACCATTCCCTGAACGGACTTTCTTTTTTCAGGACGATTTCTTTTGCGCGACGATAAACGCTGCCCGGAATTTCATAAATATTAAAATCCATCGGAAGTGTGGCTGCTGCAATCTCCACATCCAGCGCATCGAAGGTGTGTACTAAATTCGGATTGCGATCGGTTTTGTTCCCGCCACCGGCATTTGCACCGGAAGCCGTACGGGTGATACGCGAAACACGATTTCCTTTCATCCACTCTTTTGTCAGCAGACCCCGATCAGTGTAATCAGCGTCCAGGTATGCCTCGAAAAAAGCAGTTATCAGTCCCAGGTCTGAATTACCGGGATTAGGGAAAACTTTGTCAGTGTCGCGTACCAGTTTGTGAAGGTCGCGAATCTCCAGCGGGTCGAGCAGCTTTGTTTTGTGAGAAATGGCCAGGGCAGTAACAGCCGGCAGTTCTTCCGCCCGTGCTATATGTAATGCCTGAAGTTCTTCCCGTGCAACGTGCGTTACTGGTTTTTCGCTGCTGTGTTGCGCAAGCCAGCGAATGGGCAGCTCCTGACCAGAAACCGGCAGGAGCATATTCTCCTCAATCTCCGTCATGTCTTCGCCGTTGACGTTGGTATTGTCAGTACTGGCTGGTTTCTCCTGCACGGAGGGAGAGGGCGCGATAAATACCATTGTAATGCCATCTTCCCCGCCTTTTTCGTATCGGTTGCAGAATTCGGTATCAAACACGCCTTCAGGTGGAAGGTCATTCACAACGGGTAAATGGACGCGAACGGGTTTTTTAAAGTCGTCTTCATCATAATCGTTGTCATCCATTGCGGTAATGCAGCGGGAGATGGCAACAGATAATTTTTTTGCTGTAGTCCAGTAAAAACCACCTTTAATTCCCAGACGTTTTCTGACTTTGTCATTTTTTGCTTCGCAATATAGCGCAAATTCTTCTTTATCAGTGCTCATTGATAAACCTCATTACAGATTTAAGGGTGAACAAATCCCTGCCATTGCTGGCATTTTTAATCCGTTGGTATGGTGTTAATATGGCTGGAGGGTTATCCAGCCGGTGTTTCGTTATTCAGGTACAGCGATACTTTTTTTAGCGGGAGGCATTCACCAGAAATTTTTTGCTCGTCTCTTGCCTGGAGGCAGGATTCTTTACTTGCATAAATTCCGGTAATCACATTCTGTGATTCACCCGTTATAAGAAAAACCGTCATCATCAGTGCAAATGCTGAAGTCATTGACGTTCTCCGAAAATACCAAGTTCAAGAAGAGCAATTCGGGAAAGTATGGAATTATCATTGAGCAGATAAGGCTCATATTTCCTCATATTAATGGCATCTTCAGTAAACTCCCGGTTACTGAGCAGAACACCAATATCAAAACAACCTTCAGACGTATTAACGTTTGGTAATAACGTTTCCATTATCGCGTCCTCAACAATGAATTTTGTGATGCAGTGCCTGGTGCCTCCAGGTGACGTTAACCAGTTAACAATTAACGCCGGGTTAGTTGATGCTCGTTACGCCCGTAAAATACCGCCTTACTGCTTTAACTGTTCCGCGTGCGCATAGCCGCATTCACCGCATCACAAAATTCACTTTAAAAAGGGCGGCAGAGCAGTCACGGAGTAAAACTGATACCGCCAAATGTCACCAGAAAATTGATAACAGAGGGCGTTGTAGCGGGGTTGTCACTTAAGCGTATGGTCAACCTGACAACCCGGTGCATTTTCTGGAGCAATGGAGGAAACCCCAGCCATACTTACCGCCGCGCCATTTCGCGGAGTGCCACAACCGGAAGCGCACGGTCGAACTAAATTTAACGACACCGTACAGAGAGACCAATTTCGCCGTGCGCTTTCGCGTTATGCCCTGACTTTTCAGGGACATATCCTTTCAGTAAGCTGTCAGTGCCGGATGCTCACCCGTGTCCGGCGCACGCACTCCACCTGACCCGTGGAGAACTCCTTAATTACCACCCCTCAGGAGGGTGAAATGGATAAAAAGCAAATTGAGGCCCTGCAATCTATTATTGAAGAACAAGATGAAGCTATCAGGATTCTTTCATATCGCACTGATATGATACTAAATATGCTTTCTGCATTAACGGCTGCGCTTGGTGGTACAAAAACAAACGTATACCGCGAAGTTGTTATTCAACAGATAGATAAATTTGAAAAAACCATACCAGGTATTAATGCTCATCTTGCAGAACAAGAGAAAGACCATGCTCTTATGGCAATTTCTTCAGTAGCTCTCCCGAAAGTTGAGTAGTTTTAATTGTTGTTTTGAAATAATCACTGCTTTCACATTTGAGTGATTTCATGGCAATCCAAATGCGGGCCTCTGTGCCTGCATTTGGTTCCAGTTGCTGTAGACGTTTTGCGTCTTCCAAAAGTAAGGCGATAATGTGTTTCAGCTTCTCATCATTTGCTTGATTCTTGTTTTCAGGCGAATTCTGTCCGCCGAATAGGCGCTTCTCTTCATACAGACCTATAAAGGCACGACGCACGTTACCGGATATAGTATCGATGGTTTCCTTTTCTACGGTACTCAGGTCAAGAGTCGCCAGTTGAGAGCGAACCACATTCGATGCCATTTCCTGGAATGGTACTGGTAAATCTTTAAATTCCATCGTCAACCTCATCAGTCAGTGTTTCTGGTTAACCAGCGACGCGCGCCAGCTTCAGTTTTAAACGTTTTGCTTCTGGTATACGTCATCGCGGTGAACGTACCGTCCTGGTTGGGGAACACGCCACATACCAGAGATTCGCTGTTGCCAAGATCGATAGTATCCATGCTGACCTCATTTCCCCTTAACGCCGGGGTAGCGGAACAAAAACCTGCTGCATAGTTATTAAAGTTGAACCCTGCCGTCATGTTCTTACGCCTCGGGCTGGCTACTTAACCCCTGACCACTGCCTGGTAACTCGAAGTATTGCCCTGCATTCTGTGGGGCGGGGTGGGTTGGTATGTTGTTAATGTAACAAGAGTTACCTTTCGAGTCAATACAATGTTGCAAAAGGTACATTTGAGGGCATAAAAAACCCGCAATGAATGCGGGTTCTGACTCAGTCTAAGTATTGATGTATTTGTGAAACTTTACCTTTAATGGTGTAACCACCATTCAGTTCGATGGGTTTGTAAAGCGGATTCAGTGACAACAAATAGATGTTTGGTCCGTCAATCGCAACTTTTTTTAGTGTTACGTTTGGCGTTCCTTCCAATTGGATTAAGATTATTTTTCCCACCAGTTCTCTAATGTTACTTGAGCATGGTGTGATCAGCACGGTAGATCCGTCGGGGATGGTTGGGAGGCCGTTAGAGTTTGTCATCGCATCTCCCTCAACATGCAATAAAAAAGAGTTTTCAGCGGTTTTTGTCATGACATCAACCCAGTTATTAATACCAGGAATCTTGGTTACTGGACAACTCATATCCCAATAACCAGCCTGTTCCCACGTTAAAACGGGCAACCGGGCGATGTTGTCACTAATGTAAGGGTACTGATTCAGACGCAGATCATCGGTTTTATCGTGACAGTCCTTTCCATAAAGAATCCATTCAGGAGATTTGGAAAGCAATTTTGACAGTAGATACAAATTCTCACCGTCAGGTTTTGAAGAGCCATTTTCCCATTTTGTTACGGATACACGAGATATGCCGATTGCTTTCGCAACCTGCTGTTGGGTTAATCCAACGTCTTTTCGACGATTCCGAATACGTTCGCTGATAGTGTTTTTCATGTAACCAATGTTACTACCAAGTGATGTTGCTATGGTTGACATTGTTATGTAACTATTGTTACCCTTCTGCTCGAAATAACAGGAGAGTTTTATGTTCAAAGATGATGTTCTGCGCTATTTCAAAAAAAAGCGACTAGTAGCTGAGGCTCTTGGAATTTCACATGTGGCTGTTGTGCGGTGGAAAGCAGTTATTCCCAAACTTCGCGCAATGGAACTGGATGAAATTACTAACGGTGAATTGAAATACAACCCAGAACTTTACAAGAAGCAGGATAGCACCTCGAACGAAGGAAAGAATGATTCATGAAAATCAAGCATGAACACATCCGCATGGCGATGAATGTCTGGGCGCATCCGGACGGCGAAAAAGTACCGGCTGCGAAAATTACCAAAGCGTATTTCGAGCTGGGAATGACGTTCCCGGAACTGTATGACGACAGCCATCCGGAAGCCCTGGCCCGTAATACCCAGAAAATTTTCCGTTGGCTGGATAAAGACACCCCTGATGCTGTTGAAAAAATGCAGGCTCTGTTACCGGCGATCGAAAAGGCGATGCCGCCTTTGCTGGTGGCCCGTATGCGCAGCCACAGTTCTGAATATTACCGTGAGATCGTCGAACGGAGGGATCGGCTGGTGAAGGATGTCGATGATTTTGTTGCGTCAGCGGTTGTTTTGTATGACCAGATGAATCGCGGCGGCCCGGCAGGGAATGCTGTGGTGATGCACTAAAAGCACGGTGTTCGGGGGTTTTATGAGCAGCAAGCTTCATGGTCTTGTCTGGGAAGGGTGCGCCTTCACCGGCATGATCTTATCCAGGGTGGCGGTTATGGCCCGTCTTGCAGACTACAGCAATGACGAGGGCGTGTCATGGCCTGCCATTGAAACTATCCGGCGTCAGATCGGTGCAAGAAGTGAATCCACAGTGAAATCGGCTATTGCAGAACTGGCGAAAGAGGGCTGGCTGACGAAGGAAGAGCGTAAGGTCGGTGGGCGTAATGTAAGCAATATCTATCGGCTTAATGTGGAAAAACTCGAAGCAGCTGCGGCGGCGGCGCGTGAGTCATATAAACCGAAAAGAAAAATTAGCCCGGCAAAAAATGACCCGTTAACAGTTGACCCGTCAAATATTGACCCCTCAACGGTTGACCCGTCAAATTTTGATGGATCAACTGTTGATAAAAAACTGCCGATTAGGGGGGCGATGATTGACCCCGATCCGTCAGTATTAAAACCTGATCCGTCAGATAAAAGATCTTCTTGTCCGGACGCTTCGCAACCGGACCCGCAGACGGCTGAACAGGATTTTTTAACCCGACACCCTGACGCGGTTGTGTTCAGTGCGAAAAAACGCCAGTGGGGAAGTCAGGAAGATTTGGTGTGCGCACAGTGGATCTGGGGACGAATCGTGAGTCTTTACGAGCAGGCGGCCAGCGATGATGGCGAGATCACTAGACCGAAAGAACCCAACTGGACAGCATGGGCCAATGACGTTCGCACAATGCGGATGCTGGATGGCAGAACTCACAGACAAATTTGTGAAATGTTTGGGCGTCTCCAGCGGGATTCGTTCTGGGTAAAAAACATCATGAGTCCGGCAAAACTCCGGGAAAAATGGGATGAACTGGTTATCCGCCTGGGGCGTTCGCCTGCGCAGCGTTGCGTGAATCACATTTCTGAACCGGACACTGAAATACCGCCGGGATTCAGGGGGTGACGTGTCATGAAAAACATTGCGGCAGTTGGGGTTCTTGAACGTATTCGCAGACTTGCACCACAGGGGTCGGTTCCACCGTACCGGACGGTGGAGGAGTGGCGGGAATGGCAACTTGCTGAAGGACGAAAACGCAGCGAGGAGATTAACCGCCAGAATCGCCAGTTGCGGGTGGAAAAAATCCTGAATCGTTCGGGCATCCAGCCTCTGCACAGCAAATGCTCGTTTGCAAATTATCAGGTGCAGAACGACGGGCAAAAATACGCGCTGAGCCAGGCCAAATCCATAGCTGACGAACTGATGACCGGGTGCACGAATTTTGTGTTCAGCGGTAAAACCGGCACCGGGAAAAATCACCTTGCAGCGGCGATGGGCAACCGGCTGATGGTGAAGGGGCGCAGCGTGATTATCGTCACCGTGTCTGACGTCATGAGCGTGTTGCATGACAGCTACGACAACGGCAAATCCGGGGAAAAATTTTTACAGGAGCTTTGCGGGGTTGATTTGCTGGTCCTGGATGAAATAGGCGTTCAGCGGGAGACGAAAAACGAGCAGGTGGTATTGCACCAGATAATTGATCGCCGGACAGCATCACTGTGCAGTGTCGGGATGTTAACAAACCTGAATCATGCCGCAATGAGTACGCTTCTTGGTGAGAGGATTATGGACCGCATGACCATGAACGGTGGTCGATGGGTGACGTTTAACTGGGATAGCTGGCGTCCAAATGTCAGCAATATGAGGGTTGTGAAGTAATTTTGTCCGGAGGAAATTTTAATGGAAACCGTATCTGACGCACTGAAAGCACTGAAAAAAGCCTCTTCACATGTGGTGGCAGCTCGCCTTGGAATCAGTCGTGAAGAGGCTGTCAACGAGCTGTGGGAACTCAAAAGAAATGGCGTCGTTGATAAAACTGGTCACACCTGGTTTCTGGCTGGCGAAGGTGAATCCCGGGTAACCGAAGAGCGGCCAGTAAAATCTGAAGCACAGGATATGCTGACCGGGGAGGTCGAACAAAAAGTTACCGCAGACATGATGATTGAGTTTATCGGTCAGGATGGGGCTAAAACGTGTGAGGAACTGGCGGGTAAGTTCGGTGTCAGTACTCGCAAGGTTGCTTCCACGCTGGCGGTGGTAACCGCAACGGGGCGGCTGGCACGCGTTAATCAGAACGGTAAATTTCGTTACTGCATGCCGGGCGATAATTTACCAGCAGAGCCGAAAGCCGCGCTGGTAACGGAAAGTGATGGTAAGGCCTTTCCTCAGCCAGCAGGTGCTGCGTTACCAGGCCGGGAAGCCGCAACACAGGAAGAAATTAAAACAGAAACTGTGGCGGACATTGTGCAGTCGTTGCCATCGTTTACCGAAACGCAAGCAGATGAGCTGATTTTTCCGTCCCTGCGCAGGGCAAACCTGGCGCTGCGCAGGGCGAAAAGTGATGTTCAGAAGTGGGAGCGAGTCTGCGCCGCGCTGCGGGAGCTGAACAAGCACCGGGATATTGTTCGACAGATTACTGATTCTTCCCGCCGTGTTGTATCGGAAAAGTGATTGCCGGAGGCGCTTATGGCAAAAGTATTTACACAAGAAGAGCGGGAAAAAATTAAAGGGCAGGTTGTTGAACTTGTACGTCTGAGCGGTCGCGAGACGTTGCGGCAACTGGAAGCCAAGACAGGTGCGACAAGATATCTGATGAGTGTTCTCGCCAGAGAGCTGGTTGCCAGTGGCGATGTATACAACTCTGGTTACGGGTTATTCCCGTCTGAACAGGCGCGTAAGGACTGGCAAAACGCCCGCAAAAAACTCTCAAGGGCAAATCTGAAGAAACCATCTGTGGTTGATCCTGACCTTATCTGGCCATTACCAGACGGCGAAATACGCCGCTACGACAGGCGTCAAAACATAATCTGTAGCGAGTGCCGGAAGAGCGAAGCTATGCAGCGTGTACTGGCTTTCTATCAGGGTAATTTTCAGAAGGTGCTGTTGTGAGCCAAATTAACAATCGGAACTTCGTGAAGAGAAAGCATAATCCAAATCTGAATAATTAAGTTCAGCACTGTAAATAAAATTTAATCCTTAACTGGAGGTATATCTATGTCAAATACACAGAAAATTATTAACACTGAAAAATATAACGAGTGGGTGAAAAATTCTCTGAGCAGATTTTTAAAATTACTGGCGACGAGAATGTGGCAAAAAATGAATTAGAACCGTGGACACCTGAAGGAAACGCACCAAATTATTGCTGGTGGGAGGTTGATCCGGTTGATGCTGCAAATGAAGCCATGAGTTACCACAACGATTAATGTCGGGAGGCCGCCCGAAAGGGCGGTAAGAAATGACTACATTATTCAGAAAAGAATATCCGCAAAAAAGTAGGGCGACAGAATTTTTGTTTCTCATTCTGTTTATCGTATTGATGATACCGATATCCCCTCTAATTTTTGTCTGGGCAATCGGGAAAATAATTGAGCCAGTTTCTGAATTGTATAACGACGTGGTGTGGGCGTCATTCAACACACTGCACAATAAAATTAATCCGTATAAGGAAAACTGATATGGCAACTTTGACAAAAAAAGAACGGGCATGGTTGAACGAATTACAGGAAGTTCTTGATCGCTGTCCATCACCGAAAAAATTGGCTTTTACACCATTGGCGATAAAAGCATTTACCTGTATGACCTACGCCGCATGGATGAAATCATGGAGGCTCTTGATAATCGTTCGTCGATGGATTGGTGTGTTGCTGTTCATGATATGAATGCAGGGTTTGATGAAAAGATTTTGTTCCCCTCATCAGTTGAAAGCACTGCGGGTTAAGGAGTAACACATGACCACTATTACCAAAGAACGTATTGAATTGTTCATTAAATTTTCAGGAGGCGGTACTGTGAGTGAAATTAGCTATCAGGCTTCAATTACCGCTGGCATTCGCATCAAAGGAGAGGAGCATGGAAATAAAACCAGAGGATGAGTTAAGCAATATCGTTTTATTTCCGGTAAAAGAGGATGACCCTCGTAATCAGGTTAATTTTCTTTATGAGCCATCGGAAAGACCATATTGTCATCACGCCTCTGTCCGGGTTGACGAAAAAGAGCGTCAGGTCCGCTGTAAAATCTGCGGTGCAGTTGTGGAACCATTTGACTGGATGCTCTCTGTGGCGAAAAGAGAAACCAGACTGGCAGATGATGTAAGGCTCTTGCGTCAGGAGGAGCGGGAAAGGCGAAAAAATATAGAAAAGCTAATTCAGATTGAGCGTAACGCGAAAGCGCGGATACGCAGGGCGACAAAATCCAGAACTGAATAATTAAATTTAGCTCTGTTAAAAATTTAATCCTTAACCGGAGGGATTTCTGCACCCTCAGAACATCAGGAGGCCGCCCGAAAGGGCGGTAGTTAAATGCGAAAGTTTAAAATAATTATTGAAACGGGAATAGCCGGTGGAGATTTCGAGGATGAATTCGAAGTGGATGATGATGCGACGCCTGATGAAATACATGACGAAGCAAAAGATATTTTCTTTAACTACTGCAATTACTCATATCACGAAATAAAAGACGAAGAGGAAGAACAAAATGGCTGATTTTGGTTCAACTAAATACAACGTCGGTTTTGAAGAATGGCATGAACTGTTAATGGACTATGCAGAGTTACGTGGTGGCAGTGCTGCTGATGCTGAAGCATGGCGTGATGATTATGAAGCAGGAAAAACTCCGGTCGAAGCATATTGTGATGAGTGGGGCGATGAATGAGCGAGGTTAATTATCAGGAAGGGCATGAAACGGCGGGGCAAGCAAAAACAGTGGCATGGCGATATCGCTACGTGAAAAAAAGGCGTTACGGACTTTCAGGGGAAGTAGTGGTCTGGTGACTGGAAATATGTACCGAAAAAAGAGGATTGTAACGACAGGCCGAACTATGAAATTCAGGCCTTATTCACTGCCCCGCCAGTCCCGGTTACATCAGAAGAACTGGTTAAAGCTGTGCACTTTTATGAACAACTAAAATGCGAAAATCCACCAGCATCCGGAAACCTGATTACAGATTCCCAGATAAGGCAATGAGCTACCTGGCGCAGAACGGGCTGATAAGTATGGGGAATGTTTTACGATGAATATTTAGACTAAAGAGTTTGTAACGCTATGTAAGTGATTTTTTCTGGTTTAGATATTTATATGTCCGGCTAAATTGAGGTGTGTTTAAATGTTATTGCACATTGATTGTAGGGGGAATAATGAAAAACGCATTGCAGTTTTTGTTTGTTGCGTTCTGGTTGTTCGCATCATGTATGCCCATCATCTTCACAGCAAGGTATATGGAAAAAGTTGATGTTTTGATATTAATGTTTGGACATATAAATGCCCTTTTTTTAGGGGTGTTCATGGCGGTCATGTGCATTGAATACTGGCGGTAAATACAGCGAACGCCATTGGTTTAGTTGGATATTTACTGTGCCGGACAAAAACGGTTTGCGGGGAAATCTTAGTTAAGTAGAATGACTGCGGGTGCTTGAGGCTATCTGTCTCAGGCATGAACACCAAAAGGCAGATAGAGAAAAGCCCCAGTTAACATTACGCGTCCTGCAAGACGCTTAACATTAATCTGAGGCCATATCTATGCGACACATAGAGATTAGCCTCTTACGGACCGAAAGGTCAAGGAGAAGCAGGCTATGAAGCAGCAAAAGGCGATGTTAATCGCCCTGATCGTCATCTGTTTAACCGTCATAGTGACGGCACTGGTAACGAGGA